CTACTTCGTGCCATCTCTTGTTTGTGAATCTGTATCATCTGAATCTGCCTGTGAAAAAGAGTCTTTGGCACTCGGGGAGAAGTTACCGGGGAGTTCCCCGGTTCCCCCCTTACCCTTGAGCACTTCAATGGCTTGCCGAATCACCGGTGGAATTGGTGCGCCCAGTTTGCCCCCATTTTCAATTATGGACAATAGCTCATTCGCGATATAAAAAAAGGCGACCGCATCCCTGAACAAATGTCCGTCTCCCAGAACACCGTCCACCAGATGAGCCACCGATACCATCGCAAATATAAATACTTTTCGCGCGATGCCGAACATGCCAACGTTACTCTCTAGCTTGCCACTCATACCCGCCGCCGCGATGCCGGTTAGGTAGTCGAGGATGACGAACACGAGTAGTACGCCGAGTACGCCTGACCATCCTCCGAAGAAGTAGGTTGCTGAGCTGCTCATGAGCGCAATTCCCCATTTCCATAAGGTGTCCCATCGTTCCATGATTTCACCTCCTTAATTAAATATTTCAGAGAGCATTAAAACGGTACGTAATCCAAATCTACAACAATGCTAAACAACAAAAGGTATCAACAAAATCGTTCTAGCATGAGTAAAAAGCTAAGTGTTGCGCTAAATCTAGCAAAATCCTCCTCTATCTCTTCCCCGACTATCATAAAGAAATTATCGTTGCTCCCAACTTGTATCTTCCGTAAAAAGTAGCGTAACCAGAACCCTTGGTGAACTTGTATTTAAGTTTTAAGAGACCTTTTACATTGAAACCTGCGGGCATATTGTATGTGACATCTCCTGTTGCTGGATTGTCCAGAAAATTAGACGTACCACGTTGCACATCGATTGTTATATGCAAAAATGTCCTCATGTAAGTAGGATGCGTGGACGATACCGCCCATTCTAAGTTATTCGAATCAATCAGAACCACAGTAGAGGCTGTTCCAGATGTTCCTCCACTGCCTAACACAACACTTGAATCACCTCCACCTATTCTGTTAAGTTGTATTAATTTTGTTCCTGATGGAAACGTTGCAATATCCAAGTAAAACAATCTTGTAGTGTCTGTAAATTCTTGTGAAAAATCGATGTTTGGCATTAATTTTTGTGGTTGCCCAATCTGAATAGTATTTATCTCATTAGCCAACTGTGCCCATGTATCACTTGTGGATGCACTGCCTCCGATGGCGTTAATGGCATCCACGATTCCATTTTTAGCATTAACGCCAGATTGAAAAACATCAGAGCTCCATGCGCTCCATATATTATCCATGCATGTTCGCATAAATAATGTTGGTATATTATGAGTATCCAATCTTGATGCACGTTGGATTACGTGAGTTGGGGCATTTGAATGCACGAGAACCTCGATATAAAACCAAGCATTAGTTACGCCCCCAGGTACATTTACAGCGTTGAAACAATCGTATTGCCCACCAGTCTTAATATCATTTAAGTTAGAATTGTGTGGAAGTTGAAGAACACTTCCGTTATCCTGCGTAATTTTATATTTTTGCCATGGCTTATTATCGACATAGTTTTTAATCATTCCTCCATCTGCAGCGGAAATTTCCAGTATGGAGATTGACGCCGTGTTCTGATGCACAATATTAGTCAGATCCGTCAGCAGTGATTTTTCATTTTCCGAAATTGAGCAGACAAAAGTTGCTGCCGGAGAAGCATCCTTCATCAGGTAAGTGACGGAATATGCTGCTGCTGGATTATACCGATGTGCGTATATCCCAATCGCCTTTCCGTTGTCTTGACCTTCAAACACCACCCACCCGTTAGGTTTCAAATGTCCATTTTCGTAAAGAGCAATCCATTTACCAACCGCGTATAGGGTGGAGTTCCCCATTATCTTCCCAGTGTTAATGTCGTAATTGTCAAATTTAATAGGTTTAGCTGGTTCTCTTAACACAATACCCGATCCCAATTCCACCTGATTACGGCCTTCAAATAAAGTCAATTGACCTTCTGAGATGATTGGCTCCACAGTTGTCGTTTCAAGTTGGTAGAAGAGTTGGTATGGATTCCAATCAGGCGCTTTATTTTTTGGCAAGGTTGTTGTGTAGTAAGGTGGTGTGCCCCAATGCTTTATACTATTCCAAGTTTTTGTACCTACATTGTTGTATGGATTACCAGTTTGTCCTCCATCATACATACGCCATCCTGTGAAATACGCCCTTATCTCGTCTGCTGTTGGTGTATATGAGTCTCCCCACCCACTGTCTGTGTTGGAAATTGTGAGATAGAAGTTTTGTCCATTTCCAAAGAACCACATAAAGTCAGCCCCATCAATCATAGCTTGCCAAGGTTTAAGAATTGTACCGTCATATTTTATAACTCGTCCTTGGTCTGCTGTTTTCGGCAAAACATCACTATCTAAAGTAACAATCTTAAATCCGGTTCCTGCCGAATCAAAACGATATTTGAGCTTATCGGCCAATTCAACCTTCTTCCACTTCGCAAGCTTGAAATACTGTCCGCCTTTCTCGAATACCTCGTCAGCGTTCATTCCTGTTACTGGATCAGCGTGTAGATCCGTTTGCAACCCGAGGATTGCCTCCTCTTGTGATTTAAATGGTTTTGATGTTTCTCCGAGTGTAAGCATCCAATTTTTGCATGCTACTGTTTTTTTTGAGTCAAAACTTCGAATTACAATTGCAACTGTAGATCGATTACCCACATTGAAAGTTTTAACTTTCTCGTAGGAATATGCCGTTATTCCACTTTTATAACTAGTATCGAACGCTGCCCAACCTGCTCCTTCAAATGTCACACTTGAGTACCCCTCATGCTCATACGAAAATGTATAATTTGAATTAGGAATAACCTGAATATGAAATGCAATAAAGTCCATATCGCTGCCTGCCTCAAACTTAACGCCATACGTCCCCTCAGCTACTGCCTTTGATGCAGCTGTTACCCTTGTCGCCTGATAAAAAGGGGGTAACAAATTCTCACCGTAGCGTATCACGTACGGATTTCGAACAGGTTGAATGCTATTCACATATGGATACTTAGCAGCTACCATTTCAGGTGTCATGCTTGCGAGTGCAGTATATTCTGAGGGTTCAATTTCATAGAGACGTACTGCATCTGCGTAACCATACTGACCTACGGCTGTGCCTACAACCCCTATGTCGATATTCAAAGTCATATCTGTTGGGGCGGTATACCGAGTCCAAGTTACTTTAAATTTACTAGTATCTGTGACGGGGTTTCCTGCTGCTCCGACTCCAGCAAGATTGATATAAACCGAGGATCCATCGCCATTTTTAACTTCAGCGATGGCAACATACGATTTTCCTGCCTCAAGTGCTACAGTAAAGTAGCCAATACCTGATGTACTTTTACTTATAGTTATTTTCAATCCGTTTTGTCCCTGTACTTTATTGCTACTGTCTAGGGATAATGCCGATTGATACACACCTATTTTGGATAAGTCCTCACACCCACCATCACGCCCCAACAAATTCACTAGCGTCCGACCCTTCAATCCTTCCAACTTAAACGCCGAGGCGCGTTCAGCATTAACAACTTGCAATCCTGGCCCCAACGTCACCGATCTACGCTTCTCCGTATCAAGCCGTTCTTGAATACTACTCACCTGTGCCGCGGTTTCCTCAGCCTTTTCTTCCACTTCCCCCAAACCTTCATCAACCTTCTCCCAGTTCTGATCCAAATACTTATCCAAATCAAAATAGGTTGTCGATGGCGAGGAACGGTCAATCTTATTCAATCCCAAATTTGGTGTTTTTGGTTCAATCATCTATGCTCCACCTCCTGCAAATTTATCCTGCCGAGTCTGTTCGATCTCCTCCAGCGTCATGCTTTCAACCTCCGCAATCGTCAAATACCGTAAACGGTAGTCCACGGTCATATGTGCCGGTTTGATATCCTCAATCGCTGCCTTCAGATCGTCCAGATTGGGCGGCAAGCCCCATGTGTCGATGAAGCGAATTCGGATCAAGTACTCTTCTGGCGAAACGGATACATCAATCCCACCGCTTTCGTAGGCATGCGCCACGTTCTTGAGCATGGAGCCAGAGACTTTGCCGCTGCCGCGCATTTTGGAAATGATTACGGATCTTCGCTGATCATCTGGCTTGGCTTGATTCGTCGGAATCTGCAAATCCCGCTCATAACGTCCCAATGCCCAGGTCGCAGACTCCGGGTAGAATTGATCCAGCACACTTTCCAAACCCACCGTAAGCTGGTCCAGCTCAACACCTTCGGTCTCCGTAAGAAGCTGCATCTCCAGCACATTCTCATACAACGGTGGCAAAAGAGACATTAATACCTCCGCTTTGCTCATGTCACCTTCACCGTCCCAAGAACAGCTACTGCGCCGGGGGCGATCTCCAGATTGGACATACCACCATTCACCAGCAGATCGCTGTAATCGATCACAGGCGGAATATCCAGAATGACATTGGCAATACGCGTCCAGCGAACAAGCGGATCGGCAAACGCCAATTCTTTCAGATAAGCAGTAACCCCCTCTTCAATCAGCGTTTTTACACCGTCGTACGTTGAGCCTGATGCAAGCGTGACCTGCACCTCGACATGAATGGGCACTTCCTCCGCTCCGACCACCTTGACCACGGGACCAATTGGGGCAGCTCCTTCACCCATCCCATCCTGCGTGGGATCCATATATTTCTGGACTGCCTCAATCACCACCTCGGCGGGTGCGTGCATTTCGTTGTTCAGCAGTGCCACTTTTACCGTGCCCGGACCGTCCCATAGGGGAAAAGCTTTTGCTTTCCCAACCCCAGAATTTTCACGCGCCCATAACTCATACTGATATTTGTTGGCACTCGTGACCGGACGGGAAACTTTATCCTGATATCGGTCGTACAAGGCCTGGTCCGTTTCCTCGTCTTCACCGGGACCCAACAACTGTGTCAATTCAGCCGTCGTCAGGCCGGCAATATAATCGATGGGCAGCAGCGCCCCCGTATATTCATTACCTTCCGCTCCCGCGACTTCACATTCCAAGAAATATCGCCCTGCCGCGACGCGCTCCACAACAACATACACCCGATCCCCCGTGGAAAAACGACTCTCCAAAGCAACCTCAACAGGCTTACCTTCGTTATCCCGAAAACTACCAACCCAACGTGCCTTCGTGGCCACTTTTCGACTAATGCCTGACCAAGCCACCGCGCGATCCAGATACTCTCCAGATGCTGTATCCGCAAACTTCAGATTGGCGTTCACATCCAACTCGATATACATCTGAGCCATTTCCACTGCCGCTGGCGCAAGTGCATCATAGATAATGCTGCCTTCACGCTTATCCACACCATCCGGCACTCTGTCCAGCATTCGGTTTAAAATGACTTCAAACGTCTGCTCTTCATACATCCATGTTCACCTCCGTCTCTTCCCTGAAGCTGCCAAAATCCGTTTCCACGGTAAAAGACACCCGTACCCCATCCGCCTCGTGGACAAAATCGAACTCGGTTACATCCGAAATGCGATCATCCGGAAGCAACGCTTCGCAAATCCAGCGTTCCAGTTCCGATTCAACCATGGATCGACCGGCCATTCCTTCCCAGGACCATTCCATACCGTAATCCGAAGAATAGATTAGATGCTCGTAGCGGCGTGTAGACAACGCTTTGTACACCGCTTGTTTTACCGCATCTTTTCCATCCAGTTGCAGCCTTCCAATCCGTTGTCCTGAAGCTTGAAATACATACGTCAGACTTGGAAGTACAGCAGCCTCTTCCTGATCTTCTGCGCTAATCTGCGCACCCTGTGGAATCATAGATTCACCAGCCGATCCAGCACGACAAAGCTGTCCCCACCTTGAACACGTAACAACAAGACATGGTCACCCACGGTCCAAGCTTTGTTTACTACGGATTCTGGCAGTACCAGAAAAGGCTCAGCCAACGCTAACCGTTGTTCAACGGTTATCTCCAGCGGCTGAGTGTTTGTCACGCTTCCGTACATTACCTGAACGGGAGACTTGGCATCCACGGCGGCCACCGCCGCCTTTTTAATCACGTCCAGCATCATTTATCGTTACACCACCTTCAAATCCAGCGACATCGTATGCACGCCGCTCTGTACCTTATGCGTACATTCGTCTACCAGAAAATATTGATTAATCTTGAGTTCATCGATCTGGATGTTGACAAAACTGCCCGCCCTCACCTTGAAATCACCAAGCGCATCCACTTTCAGCGTCTGTGTCTCACGATTACGGAGGGTCATCAGGGTCTTGAGCATTGCATCAATCTGACCTTCGTTCAGGCCATCATCCGCTTTTTGGTACAAAAAAAGCAGCCCCCATTGACGGATGCTGCCTGAATCCTGATGAACAAACGTTTCTCTTTTTCCCGTATCCTTGTTATCCCGGTACAACTTGATCTTGTTATACGTCTGGTCGTCAATCGACCTTGTATAACTGTAATCCGTGAGCAGACTGTTATCCCCAATGACAAAACCATAAGGCATCTCTTCCACATCCCGAAGCACCAGCTTGCCGAAATCATCGTAGAAGATGTAGTTTTTGCCACCATAGATCAGCGTTCGGTCCAATGCTTCACAGATCATGTCGATCAGCTTTTTGTTATCAAATAACATGCGTGGAATAACATATTTCGGCTGGATCAGCTCACCCACCTTCAACTGGAAGTCGGTAGCAATTCGTTTGATCACATCCGTAGCCGTCGCATTAACGAACTTGTACGTCTGATTCGCGGTAAGATAACGTGTCTGGTCGTAGGCTTTGATTTTGACACTTTCGTCCTTGCCGCTATCCACCGAGAAGATATATCCGTAAAATATGCCTACCTCATTGTTGATATATTTCACGACATATCCATTCTCATATGTGAATTTCTTATTCTGGTACAGACTGCTCTTGATCAACGTGAATTCCAGAGAGGAAGGCTTGCCGATACGGGAGGTTTTGTACGTAATGTCGCCGGCAATTTCGCTAATATCCCAGATGTTGCCCTGCTTGTCATCCAGCCATAACTGCTCTTTCATGTTTGCCTGCTTATCGTCCAAACTTATCTGCTGCTGCATGTTCCCTCTCCTTTCACGGAAGCTTGATCACAAGTCCAATCGGCAGCTTCTTCAGTTGTGCATCCTTGATGCCATTCAGCTTCTGCAAATCTTTCCAGCGAGATCCGTCTCCTAGGTTGGCTTTAGCTACAGACCACAAGGAGTCTCCAGCCTTGAGTGTGACGGTCTTGGGCTGGATTTTTTCAGTGGGCCGGGAGGCTTTGGTTTTTGTTTTTGAAGTAGCTTTTTCCTTGGCGTCCTTAAGTGGCACTACTTTTTTGGCGGCATAAAAGATAAACTGCTTCAGCTTGATATCATAATGGATATCGCCCACCGTACCCGCTGCCTCCTTCCAGTCAAAGCTCTCAATGGAAACAGCCATATTAATGGTGTACCTTGCACTGGAAAAGAACAGCCTGACGGGTCTGCCCGTCTGCATCCAACGGATAATCTTTTTCACATATTCATAGGGATCACGGTAAAACTGCTTCTGTACTGCCGGATGGCTTGCATCGTAATTCAGATGATACGGACTGTAGTCCGCCGGAAAAATCCCGCTGAAGCTGACTTCACGCAGCTTCGGCGACTTAATCACGTTAATCTCACCCAAAGCGGTCACGTTAAATGTGCTGCCATCCCCTGCATCCGAAAACTCGATACTTTCCGGTGTCACAGGGAAAAACATGTATTCAGAGCGGTTGTTGAAGCTAAGCTGAATATAATATTCCATTTAACCGTACACCCCCTGGGCGCTGGAGACGATCTGACTGTTCAATCCATCGGTGATTTTGCTGATAATGCTGTCGACATCATGTCCGCTGTTTATATCACCGGTCGTGACCTGAACGGTTGGTGTCAAACTGACAAATCGCTGAAAAGCCTGCATCTCAGCAAGCTCACGCATTAGTTTCAAATCTTCACTGGTTACATCCACTATGCCATCCACGTCACCGATCTTGTCCACCTGCCCAATATTGTTAATTTTGTTGATGTTACTCATGTTGTTGTTGGGAACAACGGTGGGAGCAGGTGCAGTTGGCATCGTTGGCATGGGAGGTGTTTTTGGAGTTGAGCCGCCGAAGTTTCCGGGTAATTTATCTGAACTGTTGGGAAATAGATCTTTTGTGGTATCCACCAAATCCTGCCCCTTACCGAAACCTGCATCGTATGCATCTTTATAATCCACTGATGCGTCCATTCTCCATAAGTTAACAACATCTTTCTGGCTCTCAGGGACACTTGCTTCAAGATCACTCATCAAACCCTGTATCTTACCGCTCATCGAATGAATGTTAGCGTCCGTTACTATTTCAATACCGCCCCAATTGGTACCGAAAATCTTATTCAGATAGGGTATTAATTTGTTTATACCTTCGATCATCCAGTTGATTTGATCTTGGAAACCACCTGCAAAATCCTCAATTCCCTTTGTAATGTTGAACAGGATTTGTAGTACAATGAGTCCCATGTCAACAAACAACTTTTGGAATGCATAGGCTGGATCTCTGAATACATTAATGACAAATTCAGCCCAAGACATGAAATAATTCAGAATGGATGCAAAAATTGATTTCATATGTTCGTAAACCATATAAAAGTAACCTATAATCGCTCCCACCATATCCCCAGCTGTAACGCCACATAATTGCAAAATAAAGATGAGTCCTGCAATAGCACCAATGACAAGCAAGATAGGCCAGTTAGCTACGAACCATGCCGCTGCCAGTGAATACACCTGAGCAATTACAACTCCGAGCGTAATAATGATATTAGCTAGTAGCACTAAAGCAATGGCAGTTAATATAGGTCCGATGATAGCCCAGTTTTCCTGTACAGCTGTAGCAAAATTAATGAATCCTTCCACAATAAAAGCTACAACTTGAGCAATAATTGCAAATGCTCCACCAATCCATTCAATAAAAGCACTGAACTGTCCTGAGCTTATCGCCTCGTTTAACCGGTCAAGCACTGGAGATAAAACCTCCAACGCTTTTGTCCCGATTTCAGACAGTATTCCATTGAACTGATTGACGAGAGCCGTCCATTTTTGCAATGGAGAATCCAGCATCGTATTAAAGGCTTCTTGTGTGTAACCTTGCATTTCAAGAACCGTCTGCAAACCTTGTATAAAACCGTCAAGGTCTTTAGTCTGTATAAATTCACCCAATCCCGCCCCGGTCAATGCACTTTCCGGGATGTTAAATTGACTAGCCAAATCAGTATTTTTTCCATTCATGGCACTAACAATAGCCTTGGATGCATCTGACAGACTCTTGTTATCCGGAGACAACATACTCAATCGTTGAGTCATTTCATTTAACTGATCTACCTGCCCTGTATTCTGTGCCAACGGTAAGAAGCCTAGAGAAGCTTTAAGCGAATCTTTGACATCTCGGCCGCTCTTGGAGGCTTGATCTCTAAACTTATTATAGATACCCTCCCCGAGCACAGGGTCTTCAGCGGCAACCATATAACGATACTTGAAGTCTTTTTCTTCAGCAGCCGCTTTTAAAACGACACTCCCAGCCGATTTTAACATTTGCAGCCACTTGGAGAGTTTGTTCAAATTATCACCCAAAGCATCGCTTGTATCATCAAGCTTTTCCATCAAATTAATGGTCACATTCATTTGATGATTTATTTGATTAAAGTGGTTAGATATATTCGTCTGATTAAACTGATTCAAATTAATTCGGTTAATCTGATTGAAATTATTTAAAATTTCGGTTGTTCTCACCTGGACCAGATTCAAATTTTTGATCAGATTATTTATGGATGGAGGATTGATAACATCGATCCTTGTATCGGACATTCATTTCTCCCTCCTTTCCCTTTTATTTTTTCCGGGCGCGGCTCTTGGACCGCTCTTTCTTCTCTTCCTCTACCCGAATGGAGATCATGGCATATATGGCAGCTCGTTCGCGTGCGGAGAAGGCCATCAGATCATGCGGGAGAATGTTCAATTCATGGAGAGCGTAATAAGCCAAATTGGCTTCGGAATCGCCCTCTTTAATTAGTTTTTTACTTCATCCACCAGTTCGTTCATGTCCTGATTGAAGCCGTTCAGCTTTTGTACCTGTTCACCGAGTGAAGCAAATTCCCCAGGCAACAGCATTTTCCGCAAAAGCGATTCCGCCCCCATCACGCCATATGAACGCTGGAGTTCTGCGTTTTTCAAATCGGGAAATACTACACTTGCACTCATCAAGCGAGCCATGTAATCATTCGCATCAATGTCGGGTGTATAGACACCGTTCTTGCCCTTGATTTTGCGGGTAGATGCTTTGCGGCATTCCTGGTTCTCGTCCTCGGTCATGCTGCGCACTTTCCAGGCAACCGGCTCGCCCTTCTCATCCTTGAAACGGGGGGACACGATATACTCCTCCGTTTTATCCATTGCTGCATTTTGGGCAAAAAACATACTCAATCCACTCATGTATTGTTCCTCCTCTAAAGTAAGGTCCTACGCCGCAAGAAGCGGCGAAGAACAGTATTTTGACACGCCAAATAGCCCGTAACACAGGCAAGTTGAACAGGTTTCTTTTATAAAACCGCTGCTAAGTTATACTCTTTATAAATCTCAAATCATTAAGCTTTCCGCGCTACTTTACTTCGGCAGATTGAACGATACAGGCATATCGACATCTTCAAAGGTAAAGCTCACTTCTTCCTCCAGCGCCTCAGCCTCGGTATCCAGGGATGCCATGATCACACTGTCGAGGTTGACACCTTTAAGGGTCACGGTTTGTTTGCCAATCGTAGAGGAAGGATCTTCGTTGGTCACTTCAATGTCGAAGTACGTGTCCACACCATTCTGCATGTACTGGAGCATCAGCTCGCGGAAACGGGAAGTGGTATAAAAGATTGTCATGGAACCCGAGCCCGACCAACCGGTTGCTTTGTGCTGTACGCCGCGGCGACCCAACGTTTTAACCTCTGCTTTTTGTTTCTCAACGGTTGCTTCGAGTGTCTTCACATAGAACATTTCTTCCGTCTGTCCGTTAATCGTTGCGTATGCGCGGCCTTCCTGGCCGGAGATTGTGTCGCTTGCTTTCAAAAATGCCATCTTAAACCACCTTCACTTTCATATATACTTTTTCAACGGAATCCACAGGTTGGACTTGAATCTCGATCAGAATACTGTCAGTTTCGTTTCCTGGAGCAACAGTGATATCAGTTTTGGAATCAAAATTTTGAATCGCCCCGATATCCTGAAGCTGCTTCAGGTAGGTGACACATTGGGATCGGAACAGGCTACGTCCATCTTCGTTGTTGTTCACTTTGCCGATGTAATAGGACTCGAAAATCCGTTTCATATCGTTAGCGATGCCATCGAGAACACGGACAACACGATTTTTGGCAAAATGACGTGCCTTATCCGGTGTCACCGAACGGAACGTATTTACATCCTGCTCCACCACCGCGCGGTTACTACTCGCCGTGAATACAAACTCGCCATTACGCAATGCCGCTTCTGTCTCGCTATGCGTCAGTCGTCCGTTCACATCCACGGCATCGTCATACGCACGGAACGTCAGGGATTCATTCAGATTAGCACCCGCTGTTGCGCCGGCAGTCCATGCTACGGTTTGTTTCGGCGTAAGTACGTTACCGTCTGCGAGCACAACACCATTTTTCACACTGATGATACCTTCATGATCTGCTGCCGGATAATCGGGCAGAACCAGTTGCACCTTCTTGCCCTCGGTATCACGCAAACGCTTGATGTAAGCTGTGTAGACTGACTTGAGTGTGGCATCGTCTGAGATCAGACCAACCGTGTTAAAATCCAGCACCTCTAGCTTGGTGAGGAAATCGGCATGCTCCTGGTTGGTTACTGTACCATCGAGTCCACCTGTTAGTGGAAGTGACGCTGTAGCTGTAAGTGCACCTTCACCAGTAAATGTGACGTATGCGTTGGGTTCCAGAGCTTCGATGGTGGATGAAGTTTGTTTGTCGACTTCTTTACCCGCAAGCAAAGTGGAAACATCCAATTGTTCCGGGTCATTGATATTGGTTGAGATTACAACAGCCAGATCATTACCACGCACGCCGCCGTGTTGGGCTGTCACTGTCAGTTTGTCCAAGGTTGCCTTGGCTTTGGTCCCTGCATTGAGTCTATACAGAAGCAATGTCTGCGCTCGTTTTAATGCCTCGCGGATCAGCAGCAACTGCGGTGCTGTCCAGTCATAGCCCAATTTGGCTTGTACATCTTCACCTGCTTGCACGGTCAGGATGGTGCTTGCTTGTCCCCATGACAATGGAAGGGCCAATGCAACCGTTCCCCGCTCCCCTACCGTACCCGGTAATGAGCCCTCCGATGCAAAATTCATATATACGCCGGGGCGTACCTTGTTTTGAGTCGTCCATGTTCCTCCAGCCATTATTGTGCCTCCCCATTCATAAATTGTTGGATGTGTTGCTGTGCTTCTTGTAAGGTGTATGTTTCTTGTTCCAGCAGAACCGCTGCCAAGATATCTTTCTCCATCCGGCTAAATTGCCGGGATTCGGCGAACTGTGCTTTGCTGTATTTTTGATTGTTTTTCTGTTGAACTTCCGGTTTTTTAAGGTCTGGTTCTTTTTTCGTAAACATCGCCAATGCGCCTCCTATTCCTTTCATACTGATCCCCTCATTCTGTTAATTAGTTCAATTAAAGAATAGTGGTATTAGCCACTCCAATGGCAGAACAACCTTCGTTACGTTGAACTCATATGATTATTCTCTCGTAGCTTTAAGTGCGGTAGGTCGCTGCTCCAATTGTTGCATGGTGGCCGCGGACTCCGACACTTTGGTGGTTCGCGTGGTATAGTACACTAGCATTCGCGGAGTATCGTTCTCCGTCTCCCAACGCAGTTCCGTTGCGCGATAGGGTGTGCCCTCCACGTCGATGGTCTCCAGCGCTTCGAACAACTCGTCCGGTAGAGTTGCCGGGATGTTGTCTATTTCAAGCCAGCGGATTTCAAACGCGTGAGATTGCACGAAGCGATCGCTACGTTCCCGGGTAAGTTGGGCGGACAGCAGGCGGTAGGAGATGCCCGGGGTGGAACTAGTGCCCGTTTGCGGGAGGATCGGGATGTTCGGGAAGTGCTGAGTTAGTGTTATAGCGATAGAGTCGGTTAAGTGGTTTATGCTCATGGTTCACCTCCTTTGGGGTTGAATATTTTTACAAAAGGTATCGTTTCTATATGACACCGGACTGGCATCCGATTTTTCGTGTCCTATATATGAAGCCGCTGAGCTACCTGCTGCCAAAATACATTTACCTACTTGTCTCCAAATCAACTCCCCCTGAATTCAATATGAAAGCCCCTGACGGCTCTAGAGCATAAAAATAGCGCACCACTTAGGTACGCTCATTAAATCCCTTCAGTTTGTTCTAAAATGTAATCCTCGACTGCTTGCCGATAATCAGCATTGGTGATGTCATCCAACAAGTACACCTGACCCGTTTTTTGGATAAAGTCCTTTGTCCAAGATTTTTTCCTTTGCATTCCTTACAACCACTTGGTTAACCATTACAAAATCGCTCCTGTATTTTCATTAGCCATGAGCAAAATTTGGTCTTCCAATTCTTTTATGTTCTTTTCCACTGTCAGTTCGGTATGAATCCTTTCCAGAACTGGCAGTTTTGTTTAAGGATCAATTTTCACAATTCGATAAATGTTAAGGCGTCTCATCATATTCCAGATCAATGTGTTCCAATTTCGTAATCTCGTTTCGTGTCGAGCCGTCACCTTGCCAAATTGAAGCTACAATTTCACCGTATTGATCATATATATAATTCTCATTCCTGTTTGCATTGTATTTTCACTTCCTTTCCTGAATATATTTATTCGGGTTTTAATAGACAACAGTATAAGCTTTCCCGGCTCACAATGTCACACCCTTTCCCCCTGCTATCTCTCTATGTCAACCATAAGCTTCCCAAATTATTTCAGTGTTTGAAATTGGGTACGGCATATAAAATCCTCTATCAGTGACATACGCCCCCACATCTCCTGTGCCATTAGGTAGCTCAAAAACTTTTATCGCGAAAACAGTAGAACCAGCCGAACCAGATAATCCAGTGAGAGGGCAGTTGGCTACGTTGTAGTTGTTTTGATCGCCATTGTATGGAAGGGCATCCCTGAGAGAAGCGTTATAAGTTAACATCAATTCACCGACTGCGTGGGTTTTTCTCCTGAGTATAATCCTTGTTGGTCTAAATGGTATAGCGTCCAGGACTCGAACGTAATACAGTGATCTATAATTACCACCCGTATCTTGGAAACTAGCTTGAGAAGTTGAAGTAACAACCGATCCAGTAGCATATTTCACCCCGCCCGGACCACCCAACCCGTAATTGGATAATGAGTAATTATCAAGTGTCGGCATTAGGTCACCACCTTTGTAGATACCATGATGTAAACTGTATTGCTGGTATTACACCACCCATTAATCCTGTCTGATACATCCATGTAACTGTCTGTCACTGGTATGTGTATAGTTTCGTAACCCTTCATAGGGTAGTTATTTACCATGTTGTAATTATCGGCATTGCCGCCAATTCTCAGGCCAACAACATTAGGTAGATTACTGGTGTTGCATAATACAATTGACTTAATGATTCTTTTCTTGCCCGATGTAACAATTTCTTTAGTGCTCCCACTAAGACCCAATGAATCTGCAAAAAACTCAATACCAGCGGCGGATGTGGATGGAGCATCTATTTGAGCCGCTGTCAACCTGGCACTGCAATATCCGGTCACAGACTGCATAGAAATATTTACGGCAGGGGCGATTATCATATCCATAACGGGAATGACAATCGTTTCATTTGGTTTAAGCAAGTGATAGCAAAAGAGGATACCGTTTATGTCCAGGCGGAACCTACTTTCCGCCCCACTCCCGCATACTATGAGAGATTTAAGGATGGTAACTTTGTTTGTTTGACCTGTATAAATAACTGTATTGGTGCTTGGTACGCTATCGCCATACAATCTGATCGGGGTTGAAATTTCACTCAAAGGCCCCCATTTCCTCTCAGGCGCTTGCGCTACCCAATCAGTCCACACACCGCCCACTCTAATCCTCATGAAAGTGGTTGGAGATAGATTTTGTTTTGTGGCCCTTTGCAAAACGTATAAATCAGAATCGACAATGACCTCAACGAAAAACCCGCCAGAACTACCACCGCCCACAGGAGCGTTCGGAACGCTTGGATTAACAAAATATTCCCCAGCGGTTATCATGTCATTGAAATCAATCGCGGGGATAGTTCTTTTCGCTCGACCGTTGTCCTGTGTCAGTTTGAACATTTGTCCTTTTTCGAAAAGTGCCAAGTCGTCGCCCTCGGCGCTGTACGGAACATCTGTCGAATCTCTTGAGAACTTGATTCTAGTGATTGCTTTAGTTGTGTTTGTTACAGGGCCAGAAACAACAAGTCGCAACTTAATAGCGGAAACACCCGATGCGATTGTTACAAGCTTTGTTTTTCGATGCCAACCCATATTACCGTTCGCTTGCAATGACGTTATAGTCGCATTAGAAGCGGCGTTTACTACTTCTATATAGAGCTTCCCCTCATTCATTCCCCATGTATAGAATACAGCCTGTAACATGTAATCGCCTGTACTTACAGTTATAGAATCGGAATCCAAAGCGGCGTTCAAACCGCCAGTTAACGAGAAATTCATACCGAAGTATTTTGCTAACCTAGTATCTACGCTTGTGGTAACCGTCCAATAACTGGACACATCTGGTGGGGCCCAATATGACAACCCTAAATTAGCGGAAGAGTTCTTTACGAGGTTGGGCGAATAACCTTCAATGATCGGTTTTACCGCTGCGGTGGCATACCCCTGGGCGTTTTCGTCAGCTTGGTTCAGCATTTCTTCAAGTTCTGCTCTTGTAGGTACTTTCTTCCACGCACCCCATCCGAAATAGTAGTTTCTTTGGAACACCTCTAAGTTGCCAGGCTGGAAGGTGGTTAGGGTTTGCAACACTCCCGCATGCGGCTCGACTGTCAAGTGAAATGCCTCTCCTGTTGGGGAATTAAGCAAGGTTTCTACAGTAGCATTCGTTGGGCAATAATATTCCCCTTCTGTAATATAGCTATTAAGATCAGATTCCGCAGGTATAAGGATGGATTCACGTGTTGCAACGCCTGCGTCAATCTTTTCAAAAATCCTGTTAATACTCTCTCGGGTCACATTCTCGTTCCCCAAGGGAAGAGGCAATTTCAGTCGATCTGTTTCTTTTGGCATTACGCCCACACCTCCAGTTCATTCCACGTCAAGGACGCGGCATCGAGTTCGTCCCATGTCATCTGTTTGTTGTCCAGATCATCCCAGACCAGATAACGATATCTATATTCCACGGCCATGTGGGCCGGTTTCAATTCTTCAATCGCACGTTTGAGATCATCGATATTGGGCGGGCTGCCCATCGTATCCACAAAGCTCACCGTAAAACTCCACGTTTCCGGCTGAAATGTCACATCTACCTTGCCCCCATCATACGCCTCAGCCACATTCGCAACCTGCCTACCCGAGAACTTTCCTGCCCCGCGCAGCTTCGACTCGACCACCGCACGTCTTGGTTCCACAGGTTTGAGACGATCCGTCTCAATACCTAGCTCCTGCTCCCAGAAGTCCAGCCCCCACGTCGCTGTACGGACAAAAAACTGCTCCAACGTCTCATCCAGCGCCTGATACAGCAGATCCATCTCGGTGCCTTTGGCCTGCATATCCGCCTCCATGATTCGCGAAGTCTCATAATACCTTGGCAGATACGAGAAAAGCTCCCGCCCTTTCTCACTCGTCAGTCCAACATCTACAATAGAAGGAGCACTCATGCCCTGTCCCCTCCCTTCCTTGCACATCAACATGGAGCGTCTCACTCACCAGCTCTAACCCAGATCGGCGTATTTCTCCCAATCTCCCTAGGCCTCCGCACTCCCAAACTACTTTCTCATCCACCATCTGCACAACACTACTCATGCACATCCACCGTCCCCAGCACGGCCACCTGACTCGCGGTCATCTCAATATTTTGGTCGCTCACACCGTTCACGGTAAGCTCCGAATAGTCAATAATGGGCGGAATGTCCAGCAGAATCGCGGCAATACGAGTATAACGAACGAGTGGATCTGCAAAAGCCAACTGTTTCAAGTACGCGGTCACCCCGCGTTCGATCAATGCTCGTACATCGGCCAACGTCGCATCACTTGCCAACGTCAGCTTCACCTGAATGTTCATTGGTACTTCCTCAGCTGGCATCACGGACACCACTGGCCCAGCCGGGGCGACACCTTCACCCTGTCCATCCTGCGTTGGGTCTACGTATTTCTGCACAGCCGCTACCAGATCGCTACCCGCCGCACGTTTGTCCGTATCCAGCAAATACAATCCCACCGTGCCTGGCCCTTGCCATAACGGAATAACCCGCGTTGCACCAACACCTGGTACCTCACTGGCCCATTGCACATATTGCGATTTGTTGCCGCTTGTTCCCTGATTGCGGACTTTGGCATAAAAACGTTCCAGCAGCGCCGTATCCGCCTCAATATCCGCACCGCCTTTAATCACCTCAACATTAGTTACAGAGGTAACGCCACTCACTGGTGTGGACAGCACAGTCACGGTGCCCGCAGGCACATTGCTTTCTTTTCCGGCAACAAGCGCTCGCACGCCTACCACCCCGGAGCCCTCTGCATCCAGTTCCACACGCCCCACCGTTTCATATTCGAGCGAAGCCTCACCGGAGATTTCATCTGCCAACGTAGCCACAACCGTACCCGCAGGAATCACCTTACCCGGTGTACCTGCGAATCTTACTGTACCTTGCGCCACTACAGCAGCCCGCCGTGTAATGCCATGCTCCCCCGCCCGCAGATCCAACTCTTCCGAACGAAAATTCGGATCGCTGCTCGCCGCTGTACTCGCAAACCCGCGTCGCAGCAGTTCCTGCGCCCACAAAGCCGCCTCGGACAGCATAAAAGCTACCGGAGCCTCCGCATCCCACAGGAACGAACCCTCCGACTTATCCAGATCCGCGGGCAGACGACCCAGCATACGCTGCATAATCTGTTCCTCCGTCTGGTCCTCCAAATAACGCGGAATCTCAGCCATCCCGTCAGATCACCTCACTTTCCAAAATAAACATCTCTTCCTGCACACTCGCCACCCGACACGAGAACATGCACTGCTCCCGATTCCAATCAAACGTAAACTGGTCTACCGAATCCGTGCGTGGATCAGCCAGCAGCGTCTCCGTAACCATCCGGGTAATCTCACTTTCCATTACTCCCCGGCTGTCACCCTGACCGACCAACTCATCTAGCTCCGATCCATAGTTTCGGGAGTAAATCACATGTCTGTACCGCGGCGTTTTCACGGCCTTAATGCACCACTGCACCCACGCTTCATGCGCACCTGCTGCAGCGACTTTGCCACTTGGGGTCAGCACAAAATCCCCTGCATCGTAATCGAATCGCCAGCTCCGTCCAAATCTCACCTCTTCCGAAGCCGCCCCCGACAGGTCCTCCTCATCTCCCCATACCAAACCCGTTTCCGGGAACAAACTAGGCATTCGCACTCACCACCTTACACAGCACCACAATGTCGTTACCGCCATTCACCCGCATCGCCAGCACCCGATCTCCCGCTTTCAGCCCTTTTCCAAGAGACCACACCGCTTCTTCCACTTCCCCTTTTTGCAAAAGGAACCTTCCCGTGCCCGTCGTTCCGCCGTTTGCCACGTCAGGTATACCGGAAATCGCGCCAGCAGCCTCGCGCTCCGGCAATCCAAGCGTGCCCGGTAACTCGGCCACGAGATAGTCCTGCACTTCGTGCTTGAAATCATCCAGCTTCACACCGGATGAAGTCATCGTACCCAATACCGCGCCCATGCCGCTCACGGCCTGACGAGTATGCGTACTCATCGCACCCCGCATGACTTCGGCAAAATGCCCATACGGATCATCTTTATTCAAGATAAACCCTCCTTTTCACCATCTCGACAGTACCCAGCTCCAACGTCATCGTTCCAGGTCCAGCGGACAGATCACGGCTAACCGACATGACGATCAGTTTCAACCCTTTGAGCAGCACCGCGTCTCCGGCACGAATCGTATTCACATCTGGTGCAGATACGGTAAAGGTCTCCTGAATACCCGTCAGCTTGCTTTTCGCCAGCTTCTTGGCGGCAGTCGCCGTTTTCACCTGATCGTCCTCGATCAGCTTCTGCAGCGTGCCCAGCTCGACTACACCAGCCTGCTCAATCGCGAGCACTTTGGAAGGAACCTCTTTGCCGCTGCTGGACTCCGAGGCCGCCATCACTTTAACTTTGGTAACCGCACCTTCGAGCGTACGCATCTGGGTCAGATCGATCAGCCGATCCAGCTCGTGCACCTTCGCATTACTGCCCACCTTGAACAACTGCAACCCGCCGGGCGTCATCCGCGGATGATACATATCCCCACCGGACTTCACCGTTTCCTTCAGATCGGCAAACATCATCGAAAAAATCGTCTGCGACCGATAAACCGCTTTGCTCAGCTTTGTTTTGGTATCCGGCAGCGCGGCGTATGGAATTTTCCATTCCTTGGCGTACGTTTTGAGTCTCTGCGTGGCAGTCTGGTCTTTCGGCAGTAGGAACTCATCCTCCGATTTTTCCAGATAAATCATCCGGTCGTAGACAGTCAGGGACAGTCGCTTGGTGCCGCTGTTCGAGCTTTCCACTTCCCAGATGACCGCAGGGTGCAGCAAGTGAACCATTGATTTTTCGCCAAAAGGAATCCCGCTGATCCGCACCGCCATACCCGGTGAAATCGCAGGCAGACCCGAAGACGCAGACACCGCCAGCCGGATGTTGGCCTGATAGGCAATCTGGTCGAGCGAGTCCTTTAGCGTAATCGTCTCTACTAGCTTCGTGATGTCATATTTGTCGTCGACAATGACCTTGTAGGTCATGGCATCACCAGCTTTTGTCCCGGCTTGATCCGGTTCGGATCACTGCCGATGGTCTTCACATTGAGCTTGTAAATCTCGTTCCATTTGGAACTGCTGCCCAGCTCAAGCTTTGCTATTTTGGACAGGGAATCGCCAGATTTGACGGTGTAGGTCTTGCTGCTCGTTTTCAGATCCGTACGAGAACCTGACTTGCTCGCAGACGTTGTACCGCCAACCTTCTCCACTTTGGAATCCCGCCACGTTCGCAGCGTAATGTCAAAGTAAATATCCCCGCTCTCTCCGCCTCGGAAAGTGGTATTGTGGGAGATCAGAAACACGGGCACGTTCACCCCCGTGTTGGTAATGATGAAGCGCAGCGGCTTTTTCGATACCAGAAATGTATTCAGCATATTCATTGCTACACGAGGATCAGGCAAAGGCTCGTACATGCAATAGGAAGCATCATATTCTTTGGGAAAAAAAGAAGAGAAGGTGATCTCCTTCACCTTCTCCCCCTGCGCAAAATCAAACTCGCCATATTCCAACATATTAATCGTTTCGTATCCCTTGGATCGGGAGATCGTCAGTTCTTCCGGTTTCACCGGAAACTGAAACTTCGTTTTCCCATCAATCAGGGTAAATTCCATTTTGACACCTTCCACGTTATCCTTAAATTCAGTCATGACAGGCCTCCTTTCTGCTTAGGCCATAATCGTTTTTCGATTTTCCATCGCACGGCGCACTTCGCCTGCAAATCTCATGCCAACTTGATGCGAGATCGCATCGTAGTCGATGGCGTTCTCACGGACAGTCACCTGCACAGCTCCTTGTGGTACGTTTACGGAGATCTGATTGGTCGTCTCGGTTTTAAAATCCTTCAGGTAACCGGACAGACTGCTCATCTGGTCTTCGGATATTTGTACCGTCATCGTGGACGATTTGCCATTGGCATTTCCACCAGTTTGCGCTCCGTTACCTAGACCCATGGCTTGGGACTGCATCACGCTTGTTCCCATAAAACCAGCAGATGTAGGCTGACCGACTTTGCTGTTCATATAAGCCGTTGGGCCTGTCATGGTCAGTGCCGGTGGCATATAGGCAGGTGCCATCTGCGGACCTGTTGCTACTTGCGACGTTGAAGCCACCGTTGCTGCGGATACGGTCTTGTCCTCCTTCTTCGAGCCAAAACCGAAGAAACTGGATATGCCATCGGTGATGTTTTTCGTTTTCTCAGAGATGTAATCCGCTGCACCCGACAATGCGTTACCCACACCCTCGGTAGCGTTGGACATGAATTTTCCAATATCCTTGGATTTGTCCCCAATCCAGCCGCCTGCTGCACTGCCAGCCCAACCGCCGATTGCGCCGCCTATATACGTGCCAATGACAGGTGAAATGACGCTACCGATTGCACTACCAATCGCCGTTCCTGCTGTGCCCCCAATCATGGAACCAACCGCTCGGCCCCTCTCTTCCGGCGGTGCGCTTGCGATGTTGGCCACATCAGCGAGCATGCTGATTGGACGAACCAGTTTTCCAGCACCTTTGGCAAGGCCGCCGCCCAATTTACCCAACATGCCATCTCCCGAGAAGAGATTGGACATCGCCATGGGTGAACTAGACATCAAGCCTGATACCAAATTTGACTTTTTACCGCCACCAATTCTTCGGTTTCTGTCCATTTTTTTAGCTTCTTGAAAGGCACGCTCAGATGTGTCTGTATCAATTTGGGACATACTCGGCGTTGGTGCAGGAGTTGGAGTAGCTGCTCTGGAAGCAAACCTTCCTCCCCCTCGTCCACCAGATACTTTCCGGACAGGCGGTTTGCTTGATGTGTCACTACCTGTTCTTGAACTGTTTCGAGTTTGATTCTTGCCTATCTTACCTTCTGCAACTTCTGTACTCTTACTGGGATTAGAAGCCTTATCCTTTTTAGACTTTCGATCAGCCCAAGCTTTCTTTCCCTTCCCAATCAAATCGGTTAAGTTATTTGCAATATCCAAACCAGTACTGGTATATTCTAGCGCTTTTTCCCACCACTTTTTATCTTCTTCTTTAGCTGCATTATTAATGGTTGTATTGTTACTCCCGATCACAACGGATATGGAGGAACCACTTGCCGGATTCATTTTCCCCATCGCCACTTCAACCTTCTGCCGAACCTCCACTGATACAGTCCCGGAAGCCTTCACCATCTGATTCCTGAAACTGTTCAGTTTCACTAGTGCGCGATCAAGTGCCGGACTAAGTTGGTCATCCAATCCAATCTTAGGTGTAATCCGCAGTCTGCTCAATCGCACAGCCGTGCTATAAATACTTTCCAGCCTGCGCCCGGTTGTTCTCAGCTCATTGTTCACTTTAATAAGACTCTGATAGCGAACTCTGCCCAGTCGTTCCGTAGAACGCTGAATCTGTTCCAGATACCGGATGGTCGTTCGCATTTCCGCGTTTGATTTGGACAAACCCACAATCATTTCTGCCATTTCTTTCACCCCCTGTCCTATCTAGTTATCGATTCATTTGCGAGGTGATCGCTGCCATCTCCTCTTCCGAGAAAGCAATCAACAATGAACGCTCCCCGCGTGGCAAAGACCAAAACTCTCCGGGCCGTAGATGATGACGAACCCACATGTGATACAGGAACGTGGTCATCCCGCCGGAGTGAATCAGTTTTTTAAGTCTTCAATCTCCACACCGAAGCCGGACAGTTCAAGCACCTTGTCGCCAACGGCATCCAGCTCACCCGCGAGTAACATGCGGCGAACCGCTTGTTCCCCACCGGACAGCTTCATGCGGCCCGTGATGCGGTTGTCTCCCCAGCCGGACAATTCGAGTCCGCGTACATTCATTTTCACCGTTGCTTCGGAAATCAGCAGCGCATTAAACGTTTCAGTATCCACCTTTTCCTCGGTGCGGCCTTTGACCGTTTTGCGAATCGTACAGCGTTCGCGAATCTGATCCACTTTGGAGGATGTCAATCCACGCAGAGTCAGCAGCAGATCCAAACGTTGAATGCGTACATTCTCTTCCGGCAGACGTTCTGCTGCTTCAAACAACTGATCCAAAATTTGTTCTTCAGACATATTCTCGTTCATACTCATAGGGTGCGATCTCCTTCTCATTTCACAATTGGGTTAGTACGTCTCCATATTCAGGGACAACAAAGAGACCGAGAATTTCTCGGCCTGCCTGTGCATCCCACTTCTATTAGTCTCGTTGCCATACGCCTGGATTAGTCAAGCTTCGTTACGAGATCTTTCCGAAGTTTGAAGTCATTCCATCCTTAGTTCGCTACAATCGGATTTAACAATTCAAATCCTTCAAATGTAAAACTTGTTTCCTCTGGCACTTCCTCACCCGCTGTCCAGTTAGCAAGTTGGATTTTGTCCACCATGCAACCTTTCAACAGGACACTCTCATGTCCGTAGGATTCTGGATCGTCCAGCTTCGAGATAATCTGAAACTTGGTGAAGCCGCGCTGGATCATGTCCGAAGTGACTTTGTAACCTGTCATCGTACCTGTTCCTTTTTTCGCACCATTCTTGTGTACTTTCCAGTCGTTGCCGACCAGATTCAGCTCACGCTTCTCAATTTCGACGCTGGCCTCCAGCTTATTAATATTCGTCTGCCACACACCATCGATATGCAGCTGACCATGGGTACCGAGAATTACTCTTGACGCATCCAACATGACAATTCCTCCTTGAGATTAGAAAATATCGTATATACCATCCGTTCAACGAACAGTAGTTTCTTTTAAAACACCATTCTCTTCTACACAACCTTATTGCACGTAAAACGTTCCAAACAACTGCTCCATGACATCCGTCAGCTTGACATTCCATTGCAGGAATACCTGGTCCGCCTCCGGCTTGAGAATTGGCGCAGTACCATAATACGCCGGGTCGAGAACGACATCGTATCCCTCAGCTTCAATGACATTGCTCTGTGCGAGCAGCGCCAGATAGGCTTTCATCGCACCGATCAGCGCCTGACGGCCCTCTTCCGTATTGTTCACTTTACCGATATACGTATCTTCAGCAGAGCGCTGCAAATCCGTATTAATTGCATCCATAACACGAATGGAACGAATTTTTTTCCAGGCATTATTCTGTCCTGCGGCAGGGGTCACGAGTGTATTTACTCCGCGAAGCGCCTTCACCTGACGTCCATCATGGAAGAAAATAAATACGCCGTTTTGAACCGCCTGCTCCTGTTCTGCACGAGTCCAGCGACGCGTCACATCATCGAACGGAGAAGGTGCGTATGTGGTGGATTCATTCAGACGTTGTCCGGCAATCAGACCCGCGACATAAGCAGACGTTTCCGCCGAGCTGTAGAATGCATCTCCCAAGCGCACACCCGTACCCACATTGATTACACCCTCATGATTCAATGTGAGTGAACGTGCCGCCGCCTTCTGTGCTGCAGTCGCAGAGGTATCGTCTGCCGTAGAACCGCCGAATACAGCCATCACGGGTTTACCCTCACTGCGCACACGTTTCACCCATGCTGCAAAGCTCGCCAGCAAAGGTGCATCCGCTGCATGATCCAGTGCCAAAACGTCAAATTGCTCACCTTCCAGCGCGCCCTGCACGGCAATATACTCCGCATTGGTCAATCCATCGTTGCCACTTGCACCACCTTTGAACGCTGCTCCCGCAACTGTTGCAACGACACCTGTACCATCGCCAATCGCCTGAGCGTTAATCCAAATATTGCTTTCATCCGCGTTGATCTCTTTCGCCAGCGACGCTGCCGAAATATCCGCAGTCAGCAGTGCATACAGCATCCGGTTGCCTTCAAACAAGCGCACTTCATGCTTTGTATTATCAATTACACCCGGTTGAATGGTGACGTAGAATCCGTTACCCCGGTCACCCGGATACTTGGCGTCCAGTTGCAGAACGGCTGCATCACTGCTGTCTTTAAGCGTAAGTGTTGCTACTTTGGCGGTTTCTCCGGCTACCCGATATGCGAGCAGCTTTTTCGGTCCACCCAGCAGGGCGAGCTTCAAGGAGGTATAAGCTGTCCCGTTATCCAGGGCATGTGCCGAGAAAATACGTTCAATTGCAGCTTCACTGCCAACTTCTACAAAAGTCCCTACCGGACCCCAGTTCGCCTTGATCGGCACAACAACCGTTCCACGATTACCAGCCTGAATAGCCGAAGACGCCGCCGCCTGAAAATTCATATATAAGCCCGGAAGTACCGGACGATTCGTTTGCTCCCAAGTTCCGCCTGCCATTATCCCTTCACCTTCGCTTTCATAAATTGGTTGATACGTTCCTTCGCTTCCTCAATGGAAAACGTCTCTTGCGCTGCTTCGTACAGCGCACCATACAGCACCTCTGCCTTAACGGCAAAGAGGGCTTCGGCATGATTCATCAGCTCGGCCCGCGTATATTGCGGGGCGGCCTGTTTATTTTTTTTCACGGAGCTTGCCATGGGCCATCTCACCTCATTGTTTGACTACTGAATTCGTTGAACCTGATTTTTGCACCATAATTTTGACCTATGAATTTTTGTCCCTATGAACCTACGAAACTATGAACCTATGAATTTGAAGCAAAAGTATGATATTGAATTTCTCATCTGGAACCCCATCTAGAGTCCCTCTCGACTAGCACTTACTCCATCCCTTTGCTATGGTGAATCTCGCGGATCAATGGCACATCCGTACCCGGACGGAGAATACGCTGCTGCAACGTCAGACGAATCTGTCCGTTCAAGTAAGCGTCTGCCTGCAAGTCGGCAGAAACTTCATCCACCGTCACATATCGCGTACCGTCTGTATCCGTCAAAGCAATACGGGTCTGCACAGCCAGTTGTTCGACAAGATGTGTGACCGTTTGACGGACATCTGCTACATTTGCAGCCAGCACATGCCCAATCCATTGCTTACGAATCTCCAGCGCAGAAGTCCCTGCGGTGGTTGTACTGCATCCCGTCAATCGCCACAGTACGGACTTGGCCTTATAACCTCCAGGCCACACATCCCCATATACGGACCATTCCTGTCCGAGCTGAGTTCGTGTCCAACCACGAAGTGCATCCATCCACGAATCTGTGGTTTCAGCCTGAGCGTATTCCACCGTTTCCGGAACATACACCCCAAACCGTAGGCTGCGCGTAACCAGTCCAGAACTGGCGTCCACACGATCACCATCCGAAGAACCCAGATAAATACAGGTAAATGCCCCGCCCTCTTCATCCTCCAGCCGGACCTGATGTAGTCCTTCCATCAGCGCTGCTGACCAAGTCTCTACTTGTTCAGCACCTCCATCTTCGGGGCGTGCGTATGGAGTGATTTTGATGATCCTCCTATACCCCGCCCAAGCAGACTTCGGTACTTCTTCTGCAAAAGCAATCACGGCACAGGGTCCGGCTAACACCTCTCCCGGTGCAGGGATGTCCTTTACTCGGCCATTCCATGCCGGAACAAGAGCCTCCAGCTTCTGCTTCAGCGTTCGTCTGATGACGTTACTCGCTTGCCCTGTGCTGTCCGTGTTGTTTAAGTCACTACTCATAGACACATTCATTTTGCCCCCTTCAGCTGCAAGTTTGAGATCTGCCCGCATTGTGCAGCGACAATGCTGCAGCAGCGAATTCCCCCTTTAGTTCAACCTCTGCGTATCTACCGGCGCCAAAGCTGGACACCATTCACCGCAACAAAAAAGACCGGCCCCTTGTGGCCGATCTGTACATTAGCGTATGTGCTTTCGGTGTGTGTCCTTTGCTATTGCTCCGATAATATAATCTTACACCCTTTCATTCCTAGCGCGGATGGTCATTCGTACGACTTCGGTGCGATTAAGGGTGCATCTGGGGTGGAAAAAAGACGACTCAACGCGTCTCATACCATAAGACACCTTATTTCAGCATAACTTTCGGATTCAACGTGATCTCAAACGCACGTCCCCAGATGAAATCGGGGTTCGTATAATCCAGCAGTGCACTGCAATACTCCGCATAAGCTGCTTCGCCATTACAAATTTGTTTGATCGCTACGTTCCCTTGAGCAAATGCTGTTTTGTTCGCCAGTGCCGTGGTGTGGGTCTGCATCAGATCCCTGAGTAAAGTCTGCAAATGAGCATAATCTTCTTCTGAGTTAAACAACACCATATTCTGATCCGCTAGAGTTGCCACATTGGTATAGAGCGCATGTGCTCTGGAATACGTACGGATATCTGCAATTGCTACTGCTTTGTAGTAGTAATCTTTCAGGAAACGTTTGAACAACAATGACCCCTGTGCATTCATGGCATCTCGCAACGCATGGGTATGGGTTTCTGTTGTAATCAGAGCATAACGGGATTGTCCCATACCCACAGCCATACCAATTTTGTTCCCCGGCGTATTCCATGCACTGTAACCCAGAACCCGGCCCGTATACGGACTGTTCAGAAGTGCTTCGGCTACATCGACGTTGGCTGGACCTTTTCCTACAAAATCAATCAACACCGAAGGTAGACCCTTCTCACTATTGCTCGTCAATTGCGCCACTGCCGCCTGCACCTGATCCAGCGCCGTGATGGCAATAATCTCAATGTGCACCGGTGTTTTACCCGGTTTGCCTGGATGACGATTCGTCATGCGATCCAGCTCAGACGCCATGTCAAACGAAGAAGCTTCATTCACAGATGGAGCATTCGTCAATTCATTTCCATTTTCCACATCGGAAGTTGGATCCGTTGCCACATCAGGCTCTGGATAAGCGGAATCCGCTACAACCACACCACCTACAATATCCACATGCCGTACCACATTCTCGTGCACATTCATATATTCGTAGGCATTGATAATCGTGGAACCATGAGGGCCAAAATATTTCACTTCATAACGCGTCTTCTTCCCACCACGAAGCAGTTGGTTAGCCATACGTGCCACCAGAGCGTGACCCAGGCCATCCGCATCTGGAAGGATAATCGCCCGATCGGGATTTTGTCCATCCGTCCCACCGAGCCATTCATTGATTCGTGCTTCCACATAATTGATCTCGTTAATCTGAACGCCTTGCGTATTCGCATCGTCGACGCCTACGGCGAGGAAATCAATATATCCTTTGCGAGCAAGCTTATCCAGAATATACAGATTGGTTTTGAATTTATGTTGTCTAGTGTTGTAGTACTGTTCTTTATTAAAATACGTCGTTTCCCCATATTCCGTAGACTCTGGAGAAAGGTTGTACCCGTTCACAATATCCTCGAATGCCGTAAAGGACTGGCGCGGCTGCTGCATCAGTGCACGTGATTCGTTGTAGGCATCCAATGCGAGACCATCTGCAAATGAGGTGGTGGCGAGTCGCATAATGGTATCCATCACAAACACCGGTTTGCGTGGATATTTTCCTTTAATCGCTTTGATCACATCGAGCAAACGGGTTGTGTCCTGATCATAATCAGGATATGTGCCCCCTCCATCTTCACGAAGCTGACGACTGCCAATCAGACCACCATAAGCCAGCATATCCGAAGAGATGATGAATCCATCCACTTTGGCGGCATTTTTCAAAATGAAATCATGAATGTTGGACGGTTTACCGTACGTAGGCGTAGACGTTCCAAGCAATGTTGTGCCTTCTACCGTTTTTTCGGAATCCAGACGATTTTGAATGTCACCCAGGTGTGGTGTAATGATATGGATACCGGCTGCTTTTCCTTGTACAACGACGTCATCCAGATTCGCTGGACGATCATCCAGTGGAACATACAATACTGTTTTCAT